GTTATTGGTAAAAGTGAACATGAAGGTTATCGCAAGATGCCGTATCATGATAGAAATGGCGATATCTCGGTGGGATATGGTTATAACTTAACAAAGAATCCTTTGGAATTATCACCGAGACAAATTAAAATTATTCATCGTCAAGGTGTGTCAAAAGAAAAGGCTGAATTCTTTGTGAGTGAAATGTGTAATCGTTTGGATACACAATTGCAAGAAACATACAGTTGGTATTCTCAATTACCTATTACCTCACAGTATGTGATGCTGGATATGGGGTATAACATGGGTCTGGGTGGATTAGGTAAATTCACAAAGACGATTAAGTTAATTGAGAATAGACGCTTCACACAAGCATCACAAGAGATGCTTAAATCCAAATGGGCAAGACAGGTTTATGGACGTGCTATTGATTTAGCGAGTATCCTTAAAAGTGGTCATATAGCCTAATAAATAATGCCCCTTTCGGGGCATTATTTTTACTTCTTCTTTTTAGCTTTAAATTTACCAGCCTTTTTATCTGCCGCTACAAAATCTTTAGCCACAGACATTGGAATACCTGCTTTCTTAGCAAACGCTTTATTATGTGCCGCTGCGAGCATTAACTTATGTTGAGCAAGTGTTTTTGATGCCATTTTAAATACCTATTGTTGTGGTAGGGTTGGGAAAATTACGTCTAATGGGAAACCAGACTGTTGCGGGATATCAAGTAACAACTGTCGATATTCTGCTAATTTGGTTTTATATTCATCTGTAAAACCAGCATAACGTAATGGGTTTTGAACTATTGCATCTAGTTCTTGTAAATAATAAAGTCTTAAATCTCTAATTTCATCTGATAAAACACTAATTTCAAATTGTGCATTTTTTTCAAATTGTTTAGTCACTGGGTTGAATTCATAAAATCTATTGGGTTTACTTAGAGTTTCAATATTTCCATCATTATAGTAAATCACCCCTTTTGTATCTTTTAAAAGGTTTAAATCTTTTTCAAGTATTTCTATGGAGAAGACATCATCATCTAATACTATAGATTCAGGAGTTGAAGTATTAATAATACTTTTGCATAGATTATTTGTTTTATAAAATAAAATTAAATTAGCCATTGTTATCTCTTAAAAAGAATAGCTGTGTAATATAAAGAATCTGCCCATACAACTGTTTGGGTAGTTGCAACTCTACAAGTTATGGATATTGTTATTGTATCCCCTGCCGCCACATCAACGTGTTCTGTGTTTTTATAAGTCATCATGCTGCCGTTCATTCCAGATGTGTGAGGTGTATATGATGATGATACAGAACCACCTGCATTAATCTTGAGCCAGTAAGTTTCTGCATTTGAATTCACATAACTTCCATTTTTAGTAACCCCTGACCAAACTTCAGTAGTGTAGTCATTTGCCGTACTGTTGTTATGAATAACAGCAAAGGTATTGATTGCTAATTTTCCCGCAGTCGGCATTGTTATAGTAGTGAATGATGTTTTATACTGTGTATTAGCCGTATTTATTTGTAAAGGAAAACCAGAAGTACCGTATTGGTAATTTTGTTGCCAATAATTGGTAATGGCATTAGTATTTATATTAGCAGTTGCAACAACATTACCATTAAGAGTTAATGTACTACCGTTAAAACTAATATTAGTAGTTGAATTCCCTATAGCAAAAGTACCATTATTATTTATAACTGCACCACTGCCAGTCATAGTGGTACTACTTACAGCAGGAGAAGTGCCCACAGTAACTGTACCAGCAAATGTACCCGATGCGGCAGATAATGCACCACTAAATGTACCACCACCAAAGAATTTAGCTGTACTACCATCCCATGATAAGCCATTTGACATTGTTCCAGATGCACCAGTACCAATACTAAATCTAGGTGTACCACTATTATAATCAAGCCAATAACCTGTACCTGTGGCAAAGTTACTCATGCCCGATTTAATTACACCACCTGTGGAAACATTTAATGTATTATTGACTGTTAATGCACCTGTATTCACAGTAAAGGCTGACAATGTATCAACCTTAAATAAAGTTAAATAAGGTGAACCCCACGCAGTGGCTGTTGCAACAGGGTCATAAACACCATCACACTGCCATTGAAACTGACCAGTAGCCAATGTTTGGGTATTGGTGTACCAAGTATCGTTTGCTGAACCTGTAGCTGTTATATTTCCAGATGGATTTGATGATGCCGCAGATGAACTTGAATTTTTTAAAAATACTCTAACCGCTGTTTTCCCAGCAGCACCTGTTGCTCCAGTAGAACCAGTTGCTCCAGTAGAACCTGTTGCCCCAGTTGCTCCAGTTGCTCCAGTAGCACCCGTTGCTCCTAATTGTGACACAACAGTGGGTGGAGACCACGTTCCTGCTGTTAATGTACTGTTAATTGTTGTTGTCGGTGGATTTGTGACAAAGGTAAACTGGCATTGATACGTTGGTAATGTTTGCGATGCTGCTGGCATCGTTTTAGACCAAGATACCCCTGTGGTTACTAATGGAGGGGTTAATGTATTACTGCTAAACACATATGTGCCGCCCGTAGGGGCAGATGGTGTAGATGCTGGATTAGGCTGATAATAAATAGTAGCAGTATAAACGGATGTTCCCGCTGAACCTGTATCACCTAGTATCTTACTCCATGTGTAAAGTGCGGCATTGGTTGATTCTGTTGCTGAAGTTTGGTTTGCAGCAATACCGATATATGACATTCCTGTAGGTGAATCAGTTAAGCCTGTTCCAGCCGCATCGGTAGCATATTTAGTCCAAGTATATGATGGTATACCTGATTTAGCTTTAGTTATTGTTTGTGTTTCAGTTAATGTGACTGTTGTTCCATCAGATTTTACAGCAGTTATTGTAAATATTACACCAACTGAATCTGTGGCAGTAACCATATTACTATGATTAGCAATAATAAATGATGTTGTTGCGTTTCCGCTTGTTGCACCAAGCGTAATAGAGCTTGCAGGATTTTGTGATACAGCAACTGAGAATTTACCAGTTGTTGCTGTTCCAGTCGTATAAGTTAATGCAGTTGAACCTTCATATACTTGAATAGTTGTACCAGAATTGGGATAAGTGCCACTTGAGCTTCCATCACTCGCAGTTGGAATAGTAACATTATTGTTTGAATCCACAACACTAATTGCACTAGCACCATCTTGCAAAATAGGGATAGTTTGCTCATCTAACTTAGTCGTTGTTCCACCCGCTAAATAAACTTCAACTTTTAATTGCGTCAGGTTATTTGCACTTGGTGTATATGCATAAGTTGATTGGTCAGAGCTTGATGTATAGCTTGGTGTTAATGACCCATTTTCATAAACCTTAAAACGTCCAGCATAAGCAGCAGCGTCGGCAGTTCCTGTTTTACTATAAGCACTCATTGACACAGTTGTAGGTGTGTATATGAGAGATGTGCTTCGTTTTAATGAGTTGGTACAACTAATCCAATATGCAGTAGTATCGACTCCATTTGCACCATTTTGGAAACTAATCACGGGTGTTGACCATCCAGTGATATTAATAGCAGTTGTATTACCAGCAGGTGCTGAAACCACTGCTCGTGATACATAAACAGGTAATGTTCCAGTTGGAATATTAGCACTCCATGTCGCACCAGTGGATGTTGGTACACTTGTTATAGGTGATGCATTACCAAAAGTATAAGTCCCGCCTGTAGGCGTTGTAGTCGGCACACCACGAGTGTAAACAGATACCTCTGCAACATTTGCACCTTCAATACGACTAGGTGTATCCCAAGTATAATTTGTTGCACCTGTTGCTTTGAAACCCATACTTGACCACAACGGGTTTGTTGATGCAGGGACTGATGCTACATCGGTATACCATTGAATAGGTGAACTTGGTACACCACTTGAAGCAGCGGGAGTTGTTGGTTGAGATGCACTACGCACAAAGATGAAATCAACAGCATCACCTGTATCACCTTTGATACCCGCACGACTTAATGCATAGGTTACACGACTAACAAGAATACCACTTAATGCTGTGCCAGTTGAATCATAAATGGTGGTCGAAATATCGAGATAAGCACTATCAGCAGACATTGCTGTTGGAGCAGGAAGAATTAATTTAGTACCACTAATTGTTCCACCAGCTACTGTGACGTTTGTTGCACTCACAGTACATTTAAACGTATTAGCTCCACCTGCATTATTATAGGTTAATTGTGTTGAGCCAATATAGGCAGTAATCTCACATGAACCTGATGCAAATGAAATCCCTGAGAATCCTAAATTGGAAGCAGGGAAAGTCATGTTCTCATTAGATAGCACAACAGTAGGCGTTGATGACCCATCAAGTAACATTGGTACAGTAATGGCATCTGTTAATGTAGCACCAATAACATTATTGATTGTGCCTGTTATTGTGCAACTATAGGTGTTTGTTGTTGTTGAATTATAATCAGCTACTGGAATTGTATAACTTGAACTTGTTGCACCACTAATAACACTCACACCTTTTTTCCACACATAACCTGTGATGGCAGATACGTTCTGATAACTTGTGGTTAAAGCAATACCCGTGCTAGGTGTAACAACACCTGAAGATGACTTATTGAATATTGCGGCAGCTTGGTCAATACTAAAGTTAGCACCATTTGCACCCACAACACCATCTTTTGCTTTAGTAACGGCATAAGTTAAAGTTAATGATTGACTTTTATAAGACGCGGTAAATGTAATGCTTCCATATGTTTGTGCATCAGGCATAGCTGTTGCAGAATAAACACCTGTGGAAGAATTAATACTTGCGGTTATGTTACTGGGTGTCCCTGCTGTAAAAGTACATAATGTTGTGACATCTTGTGTGCCAAGCCATACTTTAAATGTACCAGTTGCATTTGCAAATCCACCAGCGGGAACAACACCTATTGTGCTACTATTGACCACAGACACAGGAATAGTCAACATACCTGTGAGAAGCAGTGAGGTTTCACCACCACCACTATAATAATTAGCTGGATGCCACTGAATAGACCCGTCATCTCTGGCTCTAAACCAAGGCGCAGTATCTACTAGATTTGAAGAAGGTTGAGCAGGAACAACACTACCACCACTGGGCATTGAACTAGCAAAAACGATTTGACCAAGTGCGTCTAAATATAAAGCCATTTACACAATCTCCAATATCTCAAATCCAGCTTGATGAGTATTTACATATGGGTTTTTTATGGATGATAAAGAGGATAATCGACCCATAAAATTACGTTTATAACCATATATTGTATCGGTATAATCGGGGATTATCAAGACCTCATTAACGATATCTGACACACGAATAATCTCTAATGTTTGATAGGCTTCAGCATCTGTTAACCAATCTAATGTAAAACTAAAATTACGTCTAATTGGCATTGATTTAAAATATTCAACTCCACCAACTGATGTTTCCACAGTTGATTGTGATACATAACCAAATCCTGCTCCAGCAGTATGATTCACAGTAGGTTGAATTACTGCTCCAACAAACATACGACCAATACTAATCGGTGTAGTACTAGCAATTGTGACGGTAAATGTACCTGATGCAGTAGCCGATAATCCAAATATTAAATCTTGATTAGCTACAAGAGTAGTTAATGTCCCACTATTGTATGCACCATTTGATAATGAATACGTTGCACCAACAGGTAGGTTTGTTTTAATAATCCCAATAGCACGAATAGAAGTTGCGGTAAACGTAAAAGTAACTGAATTCCCTGTTGTGATTGCAGGTTTAGATAATAGTTTGTTTTTGATATTTGTAATTGGAAATGACGCATTCCAAGAACCACCACTTAGGGTTGAAGAATCAATCTGATTACTATACCCAAGCATTATATTTGCCATATTATCCCCACAATTTTAAGTCAAGTTTATTATTTTCAAAGTCCGTTTGAATACCAATAACACGAAGATATTTACCACTAGATAATCCATAACGTGAACTTGTTATTTTAACTACAGTGCCTAAATCCACAGTTGATAAAATAGACGCATCAACTTTCACACATACTGTAAGAATAATCCTTGATGGGTCATAGATGCTAAGTAATCTTTGTGCTTCAGGTTCAGCATACTTTAATCCACAAAGAAGTGTTGATATTGTGACTTCTTGTGCATTAGGATGCGCTGTTTTAATTGAATCATCTTTTTTTACTGATTGACGAACTTCTTTTTCTAAGTAAGATTTATGGTCAGCCGCAACAGAACTTGCAAGTGAATCACCTGTTTGCACTGTCCAATTCTTATCATGTTCTAATGTGATTTTATACACAGCATCCGTAGAACTATTCACGCTCACAGATTCGCGTTCAATTGACATAATACTCGACTCATCAAAGTCAGCAACTGAAGTTGAACTTGGTGCATCGAGTCTTAATATTCTAAATTTATTTAATGAATCAAATCCCCACCAAGCACCAATAGACTCACATAGTTTGTCAAGCACGTCTGAAACCATCATATCACTTGAAACCACAAGTCCTACGTTAGCTGCAATCTGTGAATCTAATGTTGTGTAATCAGCTAAAACTAAATCACCTGTAGTCAATCCACCTGATGAAGTAACAATTCTTTTCACAATTTGAGCCACAGTATTATCTTCAATTGTTTTATACTGCCAAGCCACAACTGTGATTGTACCCGTTGGTGTGCTTCCGAGTTTAATCATACCCTCTGCTAAACAGGTGTTAAATGCCCCTAGAGCAGGCGAAGATGCTCTAAGCAATGCTGAGGTAGCATAGTCACTTCCACGAGCCAAATACGCCCCTTTATCGAAGACATTGACCACTTCAGCAATTGCACCTGTGGATATTTGATATAGCAGATAGAATGAATTAATTAGCATAGGTGTGAGATTTGTTACACGACCAAGAATCATTGGTTTCTGTGCATCTTTTAAATCTGTACCACCTTCATTGAAAATACTAATGTTGTCATTTGTACCAGCAAAAAGTAAAGGTTGTACTTTCTTTTTCTGAAGGTCAGTAATTCTATCACGAAGGCGAATAGATACTCTTTGCCATTCAAATGCCGCTTGAGCCACACCAGCAATCAACACAGTTGTGAATGTAGAATAAGCCGCATTAGGTTCACCAACTTTAAGTGTCACAGTGCGACCATCGAAAGCATAACCACTAAAGATATCAAGACCACCATCAATATTCTTTAAAGTTAATTCACCATAGCTAGATGTTGTTGTGCCACCTATCTTCCCACTATTAAATATATCCCTACGCATTAAGCAAGGTTGCTCAATGCGGGGTTCATAATAAGTACCATTTACGGTATCAACATACCCTGTGCCAGTTGAATAGCGCAGGGTTTCAATTGTTGATGTTGTTAAATTATAGGCTGTTATTTCTGCTAAATAAATCATGCTGCAAGTGCCTGTATGCGGTTAGATTGTTCGATGCCTTTTGAGCTTGATGTTAAATCGGTTAATTGTGCCACAACGGTTTGATTCGATTCTACTTGTACATTTACTAATGCACGAGTTTCAACTACTAATTGTGCCAACTGTTCATTTGATAATTTAAGTTCAGCAATATATGCGGTTGTATCGGTATTTGAATCATTTGCCGCAGATTTAACAGTTGGCATATCACCGACAGTTACTTTTTCCCAAACTGGACTTAATTCTGCCACAATTGCCTTAGGTGTAGTTGTATCTGCTGTGGTTAATGAGCTTGATGCATTATCAACCATCTTAGCTGTATTATCCGCTATCTGTGTTGTTTTTTCAAGCATTGTTGTTTGATAATCAACACCACCTAAATTAGATACTTTATTCACAACATCCTGAACCATATTTGCACCTAAGTCACCCGCACCATACATTTTTTGAATGTTTGTGATAAAGGTATCAGCATACCCTGTGATTTTAGATTGTGCATCTGCTATTTGAATTTTTGATGCATTTGGGTTATTTAAAATTGATAATGTAGATTCAAATGCATCTTTTGATGCTTTAAACTGTGATTCGGGTGAACCCACAGTTGTTGTCATTTTACCTAATACCCAATCAGATATAGATTTTTTAAATCCATTAGCTGTTGTACTTGCTGTTTTTAAGGCTTCACTTAAATCAGATGCACTACCCATTAATGTCACAAGTGTTGCATCAAGAGGGTTATTTTTAAATGCAGTTGTTGCTTCTTCAATTGTTTTGAAACTAGTTTGTTTTAACAATGCATCAACTCTTGTTTGAGCAACATCCACTTTCATTTTTGAATATTCTTCATCGGTTAGTGCATATTTTTTAGCTTTATCAACAGCAGATACTGCTTTATCAATACCACCTAATGCTGTTACAAAATCTTGTGCTTTCTGTGCAAAATCATCAGAAACAACATCACTTAATTTAGAACCTGCATCCACAAACATTTCAAAAATAAGACCCATATTATTTTGAATTTCTTGTGTTGCTTTTTGAAGCTCAAGAACATAATTTGCGTCATAGTTCATTTGCTCTTTATTTAATGTGGCTTGTGCTGATTTTATTGATGCTTTATCTTTACCTTGATTAGCAACAACCAATGCATTTTTAGCATCATCTAATGCTTTTTTAGCTTCTAAAGAGTTTTTATTTGCAACAGACGTGACAACTGTTGCAGCCTTAGTTAAGTCCCATGTAGCGGCAACACCATAATCAATACCTGTTTTCATTATTGATGATGAAGCCAAACCAAGTGTGCCAATAATATCTGACTTACCTGTTAATTTATTTGATGTAATGAATACATCTAATGAATCAATGGCTTTTGTCATCATCTTTGTTTGTTCATTAGCCACTGCATTAGTATGTGTCCACATACCATTAATTAATGAGTTTTCACGTTTATACTCATCAACAAATGTTTTAACAACTGTTGTCATATCACTAGCATTAGTCATATATGATTTATCTTTTGGTGATAACTGCATCCAATCTTGTGAAAAATAACCTAATTCAGTAGGCAACGCACCTGTTTTAGACTTAAGACTACTATCAATTGATGTTTTATCCTTATAATTACTTGTAATAAAATTGGTGTTAGCAATCGTATTTAACTGTGCTTCAGATAATGATGGGTTTTTAGAAAAATAATCAGCTAGAATTTTAGCATTTGATTGCACAGGATTGTATATTGACTCAGCCGCAGGTGTGGCTAATTGAAATCCTTTACCTTCTATTGTTTTCCATGATTTAGCAGCAATACCAGTGGTTGCTTTTGATATTGATGCAACCATTGCATCTGTAGTATATTGATAAATATTACCTGAAATATCACTTGTTCCATATTTTTTTAACTCATCCATTGTTGGATATTTTGTTAATGAAGATGGAATCTTACTAACATCAATCTTTCCAGATTCAATTTGTTTTTGTATAGTAGCAGCTTCACTTCCACTAGCCATAAATGCACTGTGAATTATATCACCCAATTTACTAACAAACTGCATTGAGATTACCGCATTCAAATCATATTTTTTAATAATACTTTCAACAAGATTTGCAGTATTAGTTACATCAGGTCTACCTGTGATACTTGATGAAAAATCAGATGTTGCATTAGCTGCTGCATTTAATTTAGTAACAGTTGCGTCAAGAACAATACCAAATTTAATAAATTCTTCATTCACAACACTAAGACCTGCTGAAGAATCACTGATTATTTGGAATGTTTCATCCGTTACTTGTTGTACTGTTTTACCTTTTTTAACCATTGATTCCAATCGACTCTGAACAAATCCAAGTACACCAATTGGAGCTTCCAATACTAATTTTTCAAGAACAGAAGTTGTTTGAATGGCTTTTGTTTTACTATTATATAACTCTTTATTTTGAGTCAATGCATCAATTATTGTAGCAGAATATTCTTTTGGAAAGGCAGTAATAAACACAGATAGCCAGCCACCAATTTCTTTTCCTGCATCAGTATTTGTTTTTTGTAAATTTTTAACAATAGATGTAAAGAACCAACTAGTTGATTTTGTTGCATCAAAACTACTGGCTTCAACACGTCTCATCACATTCACAATATTTCTAAAGATATTTCTAGTATAATCTTCAGTATTACCTATTGCTTTATCAACATTACCAACCACATTACCAATTGATTGTAATGTATTAGCAATACCTGTAACAAATTCTTTCTCTTGTTTTGTTATAGCGTAGTTTAAACCTTGTGTTCTACCATAATACACATCACCCATGTTTGTTGACATTGCCAACACTCTATTCTCTTTACTTACTTTATCAACAGTTGGTGATTCAATATTACCGTAATCTTGTTTTTTATTAACCAGAATACCAAAATCTATTTTCTTTTGTTTTTCAAACAAACTACCAATTAATTTACCAAACATATCACCAAGAACGAAACCTAACATTGTCCCAATTCCAGGCAATATCATTGTTCCAATTACAGCACCTGCAATTGCACCAACCATTCTTGAAATATTCATTGGTGTAAAGCCATCTTTAATCACATTACCAACAATGCTTATTGCAGTTGCCACAGAAGCTATAGCTAATGCAATTGGATTCAAATTAAATGCAATAGCATACGAAAATGCGACATTGCCAATTGCATCGACCACTGCCAATGTTTTAGCAAATGCTCCGTTTAATTGACCCCATGAAGATGCAAGACTGAATGCTTCAATACCAAGTGATGCCACAAAACCAATTGTAGATAATAATGAACTTGATGATTTAGTTGCTGTTTCGCCTAATTTAGCAACTTCAGTTGTTGTACTTTGGAATGCTGGTGTTATTGCTTTATCAATTGCTGTTGATAGTTTCCCCACTGCCGTTTGTGCGGCTGCTTGTGAAACAGCATCACTAGCTAAAGTAGAAGTACCATAAGCCAATGTGGTTGTTGATGCTGACGCGACTTCTGTACCTAATCCAAAATACTTAGTTAATGTTGTAAATCCATTACCAATTGAATCCGTTAATGGTTTGATTGCATCTTTTACTGAAACAAAAGCACCTCTAATTGCTGACATTGTTTCAGGGAAATATTCTTCTAATGCACCTTTAACAAATGAACCAATCTTATCTGATTGAGTATAAACAACACCATAAACTTTACCAATCGTTTCACGAAGGTCTTTATTATAACGAGTGGCTTCTTGACTCGTGACTAAGAAATTCATTGAGCTAACAGCTTTATCAATGCTCTGCATCGCTAAAGCATTTTCTGGAATTCCATTTGGATATTTAGAAGTCATGGATAACTGATTAGTATTTTCACTAACTGTTTTTTGCATACCCATGTATGTTCCGATAGCCACAGCACCTGCAATAGCAGTCACCGTTCCACCAATACCACCAAATAAACCACCACCTAAACTTGAGCCACTAAATAAACCAAACATTTTTTGCACAAGTTGCTGTGCCATAAAATCCATGATAGCTGACATGATTTTAGATAACATACTTTTAAATGTAGCAGCAAGCGCATCAGCGGCTGATTTACCATTAAGAATGATATCTTGGAACATTTGGCTAAAGCCACTAGAAATACTACTTGTCACAGTATCTTTAATAGTATTTAAACCTAATAATAATTCTTTCTCATCAATCAAATCACGAATACGTTGAGCCTCTTGACCTGTTGCCCCTGCTGCGCGAATTGCTTTTTGCTTTTCAAGTTCCCCAGTGGTTGATGTTAACTTTTCAAGTAAATCAGAATTACCTTTAATTAAATCAGGAATAACTTTAACTTGTGCTTCAAGTAATGCTTTACGCTCTCTTGCAACATCATTTATTTCTTTTTCAAGTGCTAATTGTTTATCATCTAATTCTAATACATTTAATTTAGCTTGTTTTTCAGCAGCCATTGTCACATCATTTCTTTCAGATGCGGCTTGAGCAATAGATTTATCCAATGTATCAAGTGCTGTTGCTTTTTCTTTAGACAATGCAATTTGGTCATTTGTTATCTTTTTAAGCATTGATTCAATTTCAGGGATAGCGAATGCACCTTTTGATGCCGCTAATTCAGTTGCTTTTGCTGAAATTGATTGTCTTTCAATCACGGAATCATATGCCTTAGCATACTTATATTCCGCTTCAGTTTGCTTATCAATCAATTCAATTGCTTTTTTATTATTAGAAATTTGTTCTTGATTTAATTGTTGCTGACGCGCATATTCTTTATCTAACTCACTTGTTTTTCTTAATTCAAGCTCTAATTGCTCTTTAGCTTGAATAACAAGTGTTCCATTTTTATTTTTAATAGCATCTGCCAATTTATCTCTGGCTGCCATTACAGTATTCAATTGTTGTTGAGTAGAAATCATCTCTGGTGATTCAGATGTTGATTGCTTACCATACAAACCCAATACTTTTGAAGCGTATTGTTTATCACCACCACCATTATATGCGGTAACTGCTTTTTCTAAATTACCACCAAAGCGTTTTATTAAATCAGCAAGGTATCTTCCAGCCGCATCGATATTTTTTTCAACATTAGTTCTATCTGTTGGTGAAATACCATAATATGAACCAGTTGGTTTTGTGAATTGTGCTAAACCTTTTACGCCTGTTTCTGAAACAGCATTAGGATTCCAATGAGACTCAGTTTGAATCACAGATGCAATTAGATTAGCTGGCACACCTGATGATTTAGCTGATTTTTCAATTAATGATTTAAATTGTGCCGCTGGTTTTTCAAATTTAGTTTCATCCATTTCAAACGCAATTTTAATTGGGTTTTTAATGAACGCTGATTGTAATTGTGTTGATATTTTACTTTGTAAATCTTTAATTTGAACATCAAACTGTTCCAATTTAACTTGCGCATCTTCTAATGCTGTTTTAGCAGCTTCAGCATTCTTTTTATCAAGCGCACCTTGGATTATCTTAGAAGCCGCTTGTTCTGCTTCTTCTTTATATTTTTTAACTTTATCTGAGCCAAGCATTTCTTCAATTTTACTGAAATACTCTTCAGTACCAGTTGCAGGTAATTTAGCTTTCATCTCAGTAGTAAGAGCTTTAGAAGATGCAATGCTTTCTAAACCTTTTCTATAAAGTTCTAATGATTTAATTGCCTTCTCATTGGCTTCATCATACTTATCTGTTTTAGCAGTTATTTTAGAAAACGCATCACTAGCCGCTGTGCTTAATTTTTCATATTCTAATGCTTGTTGTGATATACCTCTACGTTTAGCTTCAGTTTCAAGTGTTTCAGCTTCAGATTTTGCTTCACGAAGTGTTTTTAATTGTTTCTCTAATGCGTCTTTTTCACTTTCTAAAGTTGTTTTATTATACATACCCAAAGATTCCATTGCCTTCTTGCCAATAGGATTCTGTTCAGAGTATTTTGTAATTGTGTCATTAATATTTTTAATTCTACTAATTATTTTTTGTTCTTCAGATTTAGCGGCTTCTTCACTTTGTGATTTTGATATAGAATATGTTGCACCCATTGCTAATGCACCAATTGCAAATCCAGCAGGGGTACGAGCCATCAACGCTCCTGCTGCAGCGGCTCTTTCAGTATTTAAAGCAAAGGTGAGCATTGCTGCACCAAGACCAATCATACCAGCAACCATAAGGTCTATATTTTCAGATAAACCTTTCATTGCATTAAAGAACATATTGCTAGTGCCTGTTGCAGCATTCAATGTTCCAACATATTTAGTTAGACCATTATTAAATACAGTAAAGGCTTGCTCAAATGTTTTTTGAGATAATTTATATTTTTCGTTAATCTCAGTTTGACCAAGAACAATTGCTTTACTTGTTGCTTCAGCAGTCATTTTTCGGTCACGCATCAAATTAGATAATTCTCTAATTGACATACCATTGATATCGGCTGATTTTGCCGCATCAATCTGAGCTTTACTTGCACCTTGTAATTCTAGTTGTTGTACTTTTAAATCTCTTGCTGCCTCTTTATAATGATTAGCAATTACTTGCATCAATATAGGTTGTGAGTCTAAAATAGATTTGACTTCTTGCAC